GATGGCCTGGGTATGAAGGCCGTTCTGCTCGTCGAGCGCGATGATTTCCTTCAGTCCATCGCTCCACCGTCCGAGAGCGTCTGTCGCCGCCGCAGCCAGCGCCGGGAAGCTGTCCTGCAGCTGTTTGTTGACCTGCGCGGCCGTCATCTGGCCGGTGCCCAGCATCACGAATAGATCGTGGAACCGCGACGTCATCAGGCCGACGTTCTGCGCGGTGATCCCGCCGGCGTCCTTGATGATGTCGGTCAGGTGATTCAGTTCGGACGCCATCTCACTCATGCCGGCGTCCATGTCGGCCTTGATCGCCTTCGTCGTGGCGTCAGAGAACTTCGTCCCGAAGCGTTGGCCGGCATCGCGAGCGAGATCCTCTGCGGTGTGGTCGAACAGCCCCACGATCCAAGACGCGAGCTTCGTCACGCCATCCGCGATCAAGCCACCAACCAAACCGCCAGCGATGCCTCCGAGCGCTTTGCCGAAGACGTTGTCGAATGACTTCGGAAGATTTTCGGCGAGCGGTCCGTCAGGGCTCTCGATCTCCTTCCCGATCGTGCTGCCCAGGTCTGTCCCGAACGCCTTCGCGATCGCAGTGGCGCCGCCGCCGCCTTCAAACGCGCGCGACATTACCTTCGGCAGATCATCGAGTGCAGCGAACAGACCGACCGCTATCACGTTCGATGAGCTGGCCACAGCCCCACCAAGCATCGACGCGATATGATCCTTCGCCTGCTGCGACAGGTCAGGCATGGCGCCGATTGCCTGATTCATCGAATCCAGCAGAAACTTACCCATGTCCTGCGCCGGCGCGTTGAAGATGACGCCAGGAAGTCTGAGCGTCCCTGTCGTCTGCGCGAGCGTCTTCAGCACCTGTTGGGGACCGGCGAGCACGCTGGCCATCGCCGCCACGGTCGCGGCTTCAGATGCGGCCATGCGCTGAAAGGTCGTATCCAGCGTATCGACCTTCTTGGTAACGCCTTCGACGTCAGAGCCAACGCCACCGAATGCGTTGTGGCTCTTATCCGCGAAGTCCTTGATGATCGATTGCGTCTTCTTGAACGTGTCGCCGAACCGACCGGACATCCCATCCACGACAGATTCAGCAGCCGCGAACGCGCTGCTTGCCACGTCTGCGGTGGCGTTGAACCCACTTTTCAACACCTGCAACGCGTCGTACGTCGCATGGATCGATGCCTGCGTTCTGTCGAGGATCGTCTTGCCCTTCTCGTCGACCGTTCCAAGCGTGCCGACTTCGAGCGCAGCATTCGCGACGTTCAGGAAGGCTTCGGCAGTACGAATCGCGCCATCGCCAACAACCTTCAAGCCGGCCAGCGCGCCCTGCGCGAATCCAGCCATCGCGGCCGTCGCCGTGATGATGGCCTCTCCGACGGTCACGATGCTCTGTTGCATCTGACCGTCGTTAAACACGCCCTTTGCCTCTGACGAGCCCTTCATGAACTGCTGGAAGGCCTCAGACGCCACCTGCTCGAGCGCGATCAGTGCGGGAATCACCGACGCGCCGATTGAGTTCGACGTCGCCTCCAGCTGCATCTGGAGGCTCTTCCACCCGATTTCGGCCACGTGCGCCGCGGCGGCCTGTTCGGTGGACATCACCAGCCCGAGATCTCGCGCTTCCTTGATCAGATCGGTGATGCTCTCCTGCGTGAGCCCGGCCATCTCCTTGAACCCGCGGCCGAAGATGGCGATACCTGCCGCGGCCTGGTCTGCGCGGTTCGGAATCTCTTCGAGCGCCGACATGATGTCGATGAAGGCCTGATCGGGCTTCTCGTTCTTGAGCGTCTGCATATCCAGACCGAGCTTGGATATGGTCTTGCTCATCTCGTCTGCTTTGGCACCGCTCGCACCAAGGGCCTGCTGCATCTTGACCAGCGTCGTGCCGAACGAGTCGAAATCGATCCCGGTCTGACTGGCGACGTACCGCAGCGCGGAGAGGTTCTCGACGCTCGCGCCAGTCTTCAGGCTCATCTCGAAGAGCGCGTTCCCGACCTCGATGCTGTGCGAGACCAAATCGACGGCGCTTTCGATCGCGCCCTCGAATCCGTGAATCGCCGCCTCACCGATGTTCTCGAATGCGTGTGCGATCAGCTCACCGACTGCGACACCGCTGACCAAATGGGCGAAGAACGACTCGGAGTCGTCGTCGGCGTGCTTCATCGCATCCGACAGTTGCTTGAGCGCTGTCGGCGCCGCAATGCCGAGCGCGTCGTACTTCTCGATCGCCTTGTCGATCAGTGCTGAGGCGCGCTCCTGCTCTGACGCGGTGAGCTTCGTCGCCCCGCCGAGCTGCACGATCGCGGCGGCGGTCTTGTTCGCTGCGGCGAGAAGACCTGTCCCGCCGAGTGCGGCAGCCGTCTTGTCGACCGCCGTCTTCATCGCATCGATCGTGTCGATGCCTTGGAGCAAGTTCGCGCGGAGCTGCGCTGTGTTGTCGGCCCATCGAATGTTCGTGATGATCGTTCCCATCAGCTCAACGCCTCGCTGACGGCATCCGTCGCCGCCGCCGCTACTTCACGTTCGTAGGTTGGGCCTTCGGCATCAGCCGCGGGACGCATATAGGGACGCGCCGGCATCTTCGACGTTCCGTGCTCGTTCCAGATCGGCAAGTTCGCTGGCTGGCCGGCTGGCGCACTCGACGTCACTATGTACTGCTTGTTCGGTACGTCCTCGGTGATGGTGATCGCGTCCGCGAGTGCATGCGCTTCCGTCTTCTGCTGCGATCGCAGTCGACGTGCAGCATCGCCTTCTATCCGTTGGGCCGAGCGCTTCGCGACTGTCTTGAGCGCAGCCGTAACCGTCGCCGGCAACTGGTCAACGGCCCGTCGCATCTCGTCCAAGCCGGTGATCGTGACGCTGCTATCAGCCACGACGCTTCGCACCTTTCGCAGCGGCCTGAATCACCGCCGCCCCGCCGATGTCGTCGAGAATCTCCCCCGCTTCGTCGGCCGTGACATTCACCGGATCGACGAGCGCCACGCGCAAGAACTCGCGCAGCAGCAACACCTTCGGCCGCTTCCGCGCAAGCGCCGCGAGCACATCGCGATACGACAGACCCGTCGTCTCCTCCAGCCTGCAGATCGCGTTCGTGCTCGCGATGTTCAGCGTGTAGGACCGCGACGCGCCTTTGAGCACGATGGGCTCAGCCACGCTTCGCCTTCGGCGATTGATGTCGCGAGTTCGGATACATCTGTCGCAAGAATTCGACTGTCGCCTTCTGCTCTTTCACCGTCTGCCGTCTCACGCCGGTGCCGAGCAACGCCGTGATCGATTGCGCGCTCAACTGCTTCTGCCGCGCCATCCACTCGGTGGCCCAGGCCAATGTCACATCGCGTTCGTATTGCTGCCGCTGCAGACGTCGAGCAACCTCAAACTCGTTCCACAGTTCACGGAGCGAGAGGTTCCAGAACGTGTCGCCGCTCAGACCGAAGCTACGGGCGTCGATGTAGAGTCGACGCCACTGGCTTCCACCTGAGCGCTCTGAGGGTCCGCTTTGGCCACTCCGTCTTTCTTGGCCGACACGCTTTCATCCGCGTTCATTTTCATGAACGCGATCATCTGGGCCAGCACGCCCTTGATCCCTCCAGCCGCATCGATGATGGTTCCGGCATCGGCCGGCTCCTTCACCGTCGTCGCGTGCTTGTCCTGTAACGCCGCCCACAGCAGCCAGCGCAGATCGCGCACGCTCCCGCGATAGGCACCGCGCACGATGTCATCAACCAACTTGCCGCACCGATCCTCGAGATCGGCGCAGGCGTTGGTCGTCAGCCGCAAGGTATACGTGTCTGTCGGCGTGGCGAGGGTCATCTCGCCACGCTCACGGTTCGCCATGGAGTCCTGCCTTCAGCCCTTACGGCAGGCCAGCCGAGAAGTCCTGGAGCGGCGTGATCTCCAGCGTGAAGTCCACCTTGGCCGTCGTGCTGATCGCGCCAGGGGTGAAGTTCGTTATCACGCCTCGGAACGGCCACTCGGTGGCCGGGGATCCGTCAGAGAGGCGGATGATCCAGTTCTTCTCCACGACGTTGCGCCACATGGCGATCAGGCCGCCGTTGGCGAAGACGCCAGCGCCACCACCCGCATTCGATTGCGACTCCGCGGTCGGCTTCCAGTTGCCCGTGATCTTGAACGGACCGCTGTCGCGGATCGTCGCGAGCTTCTCCATGTGGCGGTTCGGGCTACGGAGATGCGTCTTGTCGACCACGGCGGTGGTCATCGCACCGGGGGTGATGTCGACGATGTCGGCGATGGCCTCGAAGGTTTCGGGGCTGGCCCCATCGCCCACGAGCAACTGCGAGCCGTAGCCCACGAAGGCGTCGCCTGCGTAAAACGTGTCGGTGAGGTCGCTCATCTCTCTGACTCCTTGTGTCGTACCATGCGTTACCGCTTGCCGTGCTCGTGAGTCGTGGAGCAAACAGCAAAAGGGCCGTGAGTAGACTGCGTGTCGCAATCCACACACGGCCCTTCTGCCGTGCTCCTTCTGTCGTCGCGCGCCCCTGAAGGTTGGGGAGTTCGGCTGGCCGGCCTACGCGCGACAGAACGTGATGTCTCTAAATCAGAATCGGTTCTCCGATCTCCATGTAATGCACGAAGAAGTCGGTCGACTGCCGGCAGAGACCGCCGAGGATCTCTTCCTCGAAGAAGTCTCGCGCGACATCGTGAAAGATGCCTTGCACCTGAATCTGCGACGCGGGACTCGCCCCGTCAGACCAGATGCCATGAAATCCGTCTAGGCGCTGCTGGCATAACGTGCCGAGCGCCGTCGCGCCGTCGAACGTCGCCGCCCACGCGTCCACCTGGATCCGCGCGCGGTTCAACGCGACCGGACCGCGGAGATGCGCATCGTTGATCTCGTCGATCCGCGTCAGTACGATCGACGGCATCGTCGCCTTCTGCGGCAGACGCAGCGGATACACGCGAGGTCCGACGAGCGCCGCGATGCCCGCATTGTCGAGCAGAAACGCCCTAAGTCCAGTGA